TCGATCTCTGTAAACAGCTTTTTGCCCGCTTCACCGATCGATGTCAAAATATCCGGAATAGCATCAAACAGAGCATCGATTCCGGATACGATTGTTTCAATTACAACACCACCGAGACCGAGCCAGTCAATGCTGGACAACAGATTCCATGCATTCGTTCCGATTTCCTGTAAGAGATTCGGCAGATTATCATAAAAGAACTGAACACCGCCTGCAATCCATTCAATCACAGATCTTCCGAGTCCTGCCCAGTCGATCTCAGTGACCAGTCTGCTCATTTCTCCGGTAATGCCGGAAATGTAATCCCAGATGATCAGCCTGTTCTCCCAAACTCCTGATGCAAGATTTGAAATCAGATCCATGCCGGATTGAACGATCATCGGCAGATTTTCAATAATCGTAGTTACAACTCCGCTCAGGATCTGCGGAATATATGCCAGCAAAACAGGAACAGTCTGCATAATTCCAGTCATCAGATTCGTGACCAGTGACATACCGCCAGTGATCACAGATCCCATATTAGAAGACAGCCCTGTCACATATCCTGTGATTGTCTGCATTGCTGCTTCTGCCATTGACGGCAGATCATTCGCAATCCCTTCGCCGAGTGACTTGATCAGCTTTCCGCCTTCCGTTACCAGCATCGGGATTCCCTCTTCGATCACTCCGGTGATCATCGAAGGAACGTTTGCCAAAATCTGCCCAACCATCGGAATCAGGTTTTTGAATAAATAAGTTGAGGCAGTCTTGGCAAGCGCCTTGATCTGAGGGCCGATATCACCGCCTGTGGACATTGTTCCGAGCAGATCGGTAAACGATGCCTTCATGGCGCTGAACGAACCCTGCAGGGTTTCGCTTGCTTCCTTGGCAGTTGTGCCGGTAATCCCCAGCTCGCCCTGGACAGCGTGGATCGCTTCGTAGACATCGCTCAGACTGTTGATGTCATACTTCACACCAGTCAGCTTCTGAGCATCTTTCAGAAGCCTCTGCATTTCAGTTTTGGTACCGCCATAGCCAAGCTTCAGATTGTCCAGCATCGTATAGTTCTGTTTGGCAAAACCAGAATAGGCATTCTGAATTGCTTCCATGGAAGTACCCATCTTATTTGAGTTGTCGGCCATGTCGACCATCGCTGTATTTGCGATCTCGGCAGCCTTTGCTGTATCTCCACCGAGCGACTGCAAGAGTGATGCAGAGAAGCCTGTAACGTTCTGCATATACTCATTTGCAGACAATCCGGTTGTTTCAAAAGCCTGTGCTGCATAAGCTTTGACCTGATCAGCACTCTCTTTGAACAGCGTCTCAACACCGCCAATGGACTGCTGCAGTTCACCGCCTTGATTCAGTGATTCAGCGATAAACTTACCGATGCCTGCAGCTGCAATCGCCTTTTTGGCCACACTCATCAATTTGGATCCAAGTGATTCGCCCGCTGTCTGCCCGGCGGACTCGACTTCCCCGCCGAGTAAATTTGAGATCGATCCGCTGATGCCATCGGCGGACGGAATGATCTGGACATACGCTTTACCTAATGTTGGCATCGTTATCCTCCCTTGATCCGCTTTAATGCAAGATCAAACTCATCACCGCTGTCATATGACTGGACCTTTGGCTTCGCCTTAACTGTGGTCAGTTTTTCAACCAGACTGAGAGGCGGGTTCTGCCCTTTTCTTCCCTGTTTGGAGTTTAACCATACCCACTGGTTCAGCTTGTCATAGATCAGTGCCATGATCAGCGTATCAGTCGGTGCTTTTGCACCGTTTATTTCCATTTTTGTTCTCGAATCAGCCCTTAAACCAGCTACGAGAGTTGCCAACAGCTTTGCCGGCAACTCTCGATAATTGAATACATGATATGTTTCTGCCAAATCACAGATCATTGCATTTTCATGCTTTGCAATCGTACTGGCAAGGGCAACTAGTTTTTTGTTTCGCCGTTGTACTGAAGAATCTGAAAGATCTCTTTTGATGCACGTTCGAGCGGTACCCGACCATGTTCATCAGCAAGGTGCGCATAGAAATCTTTCTTCTGTTCCGGTGTCAATACAAGCGAAATAAGGCGGGAGACCCCGCCAAGATTCTCGTCATATGCTTCCACCATGGCATCGATGACACGCATGTCATTGACTACCTGTTCATCGATCTCGAATTCGAAACCTGATTCAGTTTTGCCCTTGATCATAGTTCACCTTATGCTGCAGCCTTCCAGTACTCATAATGAGTATTGCCTGCATCGTCAGCTGAGCAGGCAAGTGTGACCTCGTAACCTAAAGCATCAGTATCGTTATAAACGATGTCGCCGATCTCAGACGGCTTTGCCTTAGGAATGACCACTCTATGAGCAATGTTTCCCTTTGCGATCATTTCAATGACATAGGAAGCCTCTTCAAGCTCCTTGGCATTGGCGCTGACCGAAACACCTGTGTTAAAAGCTGTGCCTGTGACATTATCATTGCCATAGACCATCTTCTGAACTTCAATATTCTCTGCACTGATAAATGTCAGTGAGAATGTATCTTCCTTTGATTCCTGGATTGTCAGAACCGGAGTACCGCCCCATGCGTTGATTACTGAGGATTCCGGGGAATTTGCGTTTGTAACTCCGTCATCGGAAATATAACCCATGTCGACGAAAGCCTGATTAAGAGCAGTAGTTGCGTCTGTAGGAAGCGCTGTTCCTAAAGGCGCTCTGTATACATGACCGCCGACCTTGGGCTTTCCGGCTGTTACCTGTGCTGTATCTGCCATTGTTTTTTTGCCTCTCAATAGTAATAAATGTCAAAAACAGCCTGGTATCTTGGCTGTTTTGTTGACTCTTTTGAATACTCGTAGTCTGAATTCAATCTGACTGCAGTGATTGAATCCAGTTCAACGATCTGATCCATCGCTTCGATCACCTGTTCGTTTAATGCTGCGGCATTGTATAGCGTGCCTGCGTAAGACTTAACTGCGATGGTTGCCATACGGATTTTGTTGGATCTGCCCGATCCTGTCTTCTGAACTACAGCAAACTGTTTTCTTGCTGTATCGCCCGGATACTGGTTGTCAGGCTCTGATCCATATGCCGGAACAGATAAATGGCTGTTCAGCCATCCGATCACAATCTCTTCAATCATGTAATGCCTTCAGTAAGGTGTTATTTTCGTTGTTGTCTTTATAAGCCTTGTCTGTAGATGCAAACACACGGCCGACAGCTCTGTTTGCTGTCTGAACATTGCTTTCATAGCCGTCACCTGCGTTATTTGCCACCTGCTGACTGGCTTCTCTGATCACCTCTGCCATTTCTGGCGAAGTCAGCAACTCACGAACACCTTTCCGATTCAATTCGAATTTAAATCCGCCCTTAGACATACCGTTCACATTTCACGATCTTGTGCCATCTCAAAGGAATATTGGCCTCAATTCCTTCTTTCGGAATTCCGAATGTGCGGAATTTCTGCCCGAAGAACTCCACGATCTGATCTTCCCAGTCATGAGTGTCTCCCTTGGGAATACCCAGAGAGAATGCAATCATTCGGCCAGTTGTATTCAGCTCTTCAGTCCGTTCTTCCGGTGTCGGTTCACCGACAAGAACATCATCGACAACGTCGATCAGCTCCCACTCATAGATGGGATTATTGAAGTTGTCGACTCCGTTCTGCTTTTTATTCCACAATGTTACTGTCGTTCCGCGGATCATAGAAATCAATGATTCCGATCCTTCCTCGTTTGAGACCAAGCCGTTTGAGATCGCTCGGCAGAATTGCATTGCCGATGCCACCGCCAGGAATAGCGTATGTTCCGCTCCAGGAATACCCAAGACCGCTCTGTGACTCCTGTGACATGACTTCGCCACTGGTTGACTGTCTTAAGATTCTTGAAATTGCGGACACCGTTACTTCCTTAGCGACTGATGCAAGCGATGGAGTCTTCACGATCATTTCATCCAAGTCTCTGCCGACTAATGTGGCACGATACCGTAACTCGTCTGAGATGATCGGAAGCAGCTTAGAGACCCGATCATCCTCTGCGGGAGTCAGGTCTCTCCATAAATTAATGACATCCTGAACAGTTGC